CCAAGACATACATCAATCCAGACACTCTGGAACTTAGCTCGAAGTTGAATCCCTAATCCAATTTCCTTCAGTTAGCCCGACCTAACACGTCGGGTTAATTCGGAGCTTGACATAACCCAATTTTGTGGTATAATGATAGTATGAAAGTTGAGAAGCATTCACTAGCAGTGACCGACGAGTTTTTGCGGGAAATCCGCACTCAAGGTCAGGCTGGTTACAAGCTTGCAACTTTAGAATTAGTCCAACAAGAAATCAATACTATGGCTCGCACCAAGTTAATCATATCCGACAAAAACAAACCAATCATGTCTGCTCAACTCGAAGAAGAGATTGAAGCGGCAATGGTTCAGTATCTCAACGCCAAAAAGTGGATCGAATGGGGTATGGCCGACATTCGCAAACAAGGCAATTGTGTGTTCCTCTACGGTCCACCCGGCACAGGCAAGACCGTCATTGCAAGCTACATGAGCAAGCGCATCGGTCGTGGTATGGTCACGATCAACATGAAAGATGTGGGCGGCAAAGCACCCGGCCATACAGAACGTATGGTTCAAGAGAAGTTTTCAGAAGCACGCACACTCGGAGGCAAAACAATCTACATGGATGAGTGTGAGGCAATCGCATGGGATCGTGGCCGTGCAGGTTCTGACTCCATGTGGATGGTCGGTGTCATTGATGAAATCTTGATGCAGGTTGCCAAGTATCCCTATCTTGTAGTGATGTCCAGCAATCGTCCTGACATTCTCGATCCTGCTTTGATGGATCGTTGTTTTGCAAGCCTGCAAGTTGGAATGCCTGAGGCACCTGAGCGTATCCGACTCTGGCGGCAAAAGATGCCTGAGCGTTTTCCCCTCAAGCTGACGCAAGTTCAAATTGAGCAACTCTCTGAGTTTGCAATCTCAGGCAGGCAAATCGAAACCTGTATAGTGAGAGAGGCGAGTCGAGCTATTCACGCTGACCGTTTTCCCAACTTCGCTGAACTTCTCAATGCCGTCAAAGCTGCCGCAGCCAAATGATCGTGCAAGGCTTTCGCTATGATGATTCGCCTGCCGGGTGTTGGGAGCTATCCACAGACTATAAATTTACAAGCTTGCAACAGTTGCTCGCCAAGTTCTATGAAGAGTGGCAATGGTCGCCTGACTTCCTCGGATGGGCACGTGATCCAGTCAACAAAGATGGTCAACCTGAGTTTGATCCGGTCACCAATTGGATCGTTGCACCTTGCCGGCGCCGATTCTACATCACCATCGAGCGTCAATTTAAAGAGATGTTTGGCCCTCACCCAATGCGTCTGATGTATCGCAGCGATCAGGTTGACAATGAAATCTGTTGGGTCGCTATCTGTCAGCTTAATGGCATGTGGCACTCTGATGAGAGGATCAAAGCAGCAGCAATTGATGCTATCAACACCAAGCAACTCTATCAATCCGAACGCACAGCCCAAGAACTTATTCTAGTATGACCCTTGAAAAGCAACTCGCAGTCGCCAATGAGGCACGAATAAGAGCAATGAAACTGTATGAACTCACACTTGGAAACGAGATGCGTTGGATGAGTAAATATGATGAAACCTGCAAGGAACTCGCCGCAGTTAACGAGCGAATCAAACAGATCAATCAAGTTACATGTATTGAACTAGAAGTAATAAAAGAGTGCAAGCAGTTGCTTTGTGAATTTCAGTCGAATGGCGAGGATGCACGAGACATTCTGGACGCTATTAGAGACTACGTAGCGGCAGATAAACTGATCCCTGAAGGTGAGTATGAAAGCGCAGACGGATTGGAAGATGTTGTGCGGTGGCTACTGTCAGATAGAATCACCGCTCTTGCGCTCATTGAGGAATTGCAAGAACAAATCAGAACAAGTTAATGACACTGCTCGATCAGTGGCAGCAAGATGCAGTTGACAAGCTCGTGAAGGCACGGGGTGGTCTGTGTTGGGCCAAAGTTGGAGAAGGCAAGACCCGCGTTGGTTTGATGACATTTACAAGCTTGCAAGCTCTCTATCAGAATCTCTGGACTGTCCCAAGTGTATGCTTGGTAGTATGTCGGCGCAAAGCATTCTATGACTGGCGCAATGAGATCGAGACATGCTTTGGCGCTGGCACTTGGGTTTATGAAGATGAAGTGCCAGAACATCCTCCCGGTGAACGTCCAGTCTTTTTGCTGGTAAGTGCTGCTGAACTCTGCAAACGTGAAGAGATTCTCTGTGCCAATCGTGCCATTCGATTTGTGATCGTTGATGAGTCTTGGATGTTTGCCAACCACAAATCAGCACGCTCGGAATCACTCTGGGCAATCACACAGTCTCGCTTTGCTGTTGCGCTTAGCGGCACCATCATGAAAGCCAGAGATACACTGGAGATATGGTGCCAAGCCAAAGCAGTTGGCAAGCATCGAATGTTGGCGAGCAGCATGACCAAATTTCGCAGCGAGTTTCAGATTTGCAAACCGCTGGAAATTCCAGGTCGTGCTCCTATTCCACAATTCTCACCCAAACCAGGAAGCTATGCAAAGATTCTCGATCAACTCTCAAGCTGCTGTGTTGTCCATTTTCCAAAGGGTTCACGCAAAATACACGAACAATACCATGACATACTCGCCACCTCGCAACAGAAGCGCATGTTCAAAGAACTGCAAGAGTTCTACTCTGTGGAAGAATTGGACTTGGAGTTCGACAATGCTTTGGCGATTAGCCTCAAGACTCAACAGATTGCAAACGGTTGGATCGAATCTGGAGAGGGAACGATTGAGACTATTGCGTCTAATAAACCCGACAAGCTCAGCGACGAGCTTGAGGACATTGTTACCTCAGGTGAACGGGCAGTTGTGTGGTGTGCCTTCCGCCATGACGTTGCGCTGCTGGCTGATCGTTGCTCATTTACAAGCTTGCAAATGTTGGGTGGAGTTGATTTTGACGTGGATCGCTGGCGCAATGATCGTGATGTCAAAGTATGCTTTGCCACTGAGGCATCTGGATCTTCCGTTAACCACTTTGAACAGACTCCATACGCAATCTATTTTTCAGCCAATTTCAAATGGCTCGATATGCAACAAAGTCGAGGACGAACTGATCGCAAATCGTCGCGCCATACAGATTGCTACTACAAATATCTTCAAGTCAAAGGTTCCCTTGATAGTCACGTATATCGAACTGCATTGGCGTCAGGTGCTCGTGAGCGCGATCTTATCTTCAACGCAGGAGTCAAAGAATGGATAAACAAACCCACACAGTAATCAAGTCATTCGGTCAGGGGAAAGGTTGGGGCGATGGAGTTGGAGTCTCAAGCTTTAACCGTGGTCGTAAGCGTAACCCTGAGAACACCTACACAGGCTTCCGCCCGAGAGTAGAGAATGAGGGTATGTATTTCGTCATTCGCCGTTGGTGTGATGATGAGCGTATCAACAAGTCATTTTCTGCCCTACTCAATGCCATCATACCTGCACTCAAAGTAGCCTGCGAGAACACCACAGAGCGCGCAGCCGACGGCACAATTTCCATCGAGCTTAATGCCGGAAGAATAGACATCACCTAACATGACCAAAGAACAACTAGACCACATAAAACACAAACTCGACGAATCGGATGAAGGTCCGTGGTTCGTCACAACTGGCGAGCTTGAACGCGTTATCGCCGCTATCGAATCTGAAAGAAAGTTCACTTCGGATTCACAACAAACCAATCCACCCTATGACCAGAAAACAAATAGAGAACATACAGAGCAGACTCATAAATAGCGAGGAAGGTCCGTGGTTCGTCACAGCAGACGAACTCGGTCGCGTCATCGCTGCCATCGAAGCTGAAAGCCACGGCTTACAAGCTTGTAACTCACCCGACCAAACCCTCCAACACCAGCAAGCCAAAGATGAAAACCAGACAAGCACTAGCCACCCTGCTTAATATACAAGTCGTAGATGACCACTACGAAACGTCACACGAAAGTGGACTGCCCATAATCTTAGGCAAAGAACTCGATGCAGCTTTGACCAAAGCTGTTGAACTTGCCAAGTTTGATAGCGATTGCAAATTCGTGATCTTTCCAATCGAGTCTGATCGAGGCGATCTCTACATGGAGATTGAAGCAGGTCTGCGACATCAGGAAACACCTGATGAGAGAATGCTCAGCGACATCGAAGACCCACGCGAACTCATCACAGTCATAATGGCACAACTTCGTGACTGTGCTACCAACCTCACACTACCAAATGATTTCCGCAAGCACATGGTGCGTGTTGCCATCCTCGCAGTTGCAAGCTTGCAATGGATCGAGACATGGATTGCACGCCTTATGATCCGCAACACCATCAACAAACCTATCACCCTAACCCCGAAAGACATCGAAGAAATCAACAAGTTACGCAACGCCAAATGAACGCATCCCACATCCTTCCTTCAGACAACTCCACAGTTCTGAACAACGATAGCATCAACGCTGGCTTTACACAATCCGAAATCACAACTTGGGACGACTGTGCCGAGAAATGGTATCTCGGTTACAATCATATGCTCCGTCGGCGTGGATCGTTCGCATGGTATTTCGCCTTTGGTTCTGCCGTTCACAAGGCACTCGAAGACTATTACACTCGCGGTACGATGTCCGAGAGTTTTACAAGCTTGCAACTTCCTGATGATGCCATCCTCGATGCCACTCAAGAGAGTGATCGAGACTATTGGGAAGCCCTGCTGCCTATCCAGATGGAGCAGTATGCTAGGCATTGGAAGGATGGTCATGATGCTTCGATTGAAGTTGAGGCTATCATCCATGTCCAATTTCAGGGAGTGCATCTGAGTTGTAAGATTGACCGTCTCATTCGCAGTGGTGGTGGTCTGGTTCTGTGGGACCACAAAACTGCCAGTAGGTTCGACCAGACCGCATTGACGGGTTGGGACTTCCGTTTCCAGTTTATGTTCTATATGTGGATGGTTCAACAGTACCGTGGTGGCGAACCTGTGAAAGAGTTCGTGGTCAACGGCATCAAGAAGCCTGCGCTACGGCTGAAGAAGGATGAATCACAAGCCAGCTTTCTCGCTCGCATCAAAGCGGATATGATTCAGCAACCTGACGAATACTTCAAGCGCATTCCGCTGGCGAGCATTGCAGGCTCGATGAAGCACTTTGAAGAGCGAGTGCTCAAACCCAAATTAGAGCGCATCGCCCTATTGACACAACCTACCACACCTGCTAGTATAGTGGAAGTTCTCGCAAGAAACCAGAATACCAACTCCTGTGTGAAGTTTGGTTCTGTCTGTCAGTTCCTTCCCATCTGCCAAAATGGTTTCAAGCTTGAGGGCTTTCAGTATGTCCAGCGCGATTCCAAACACGAAGAACTTGAAGCCACTGAATAACTTACAAGCTTGTAACTCACACTCTATGAAAACTGAAGACCTAGAAGCATTGCTTCCTACATCACCCCGCACTCACAAAACCGATCCACTTGGTCTGAACTATCTGTTTATTGGACCACCCAAATGGGGCAAGACCACATGGTGTTGCACGGCACCTGACGCTGTGTTGCTTGCCTTTGAACGTGGCTTTCAATTCCAGACCTGCCCCACAGTCTTCATCGACTGTTGGGACTATCTCAAGGGTGAAGTCGAACCCTACGTTGACGATCAACAAGTGCTTCACATGAGCATGAAGCAGTTCATGAAAGTCATCACCGTCTCTGACAAGTATCGGTTCATCATCTTCGACACCGCTGACATGGCAGCCAAAAAGTGTGTGGACTATCATACGCAAAAGGCTGGCGCACAGCATATTGGAGACATGGGTGACTATGGTAAAGGCTATGACATTGCTCAGAATACTCCATTCCGTCAGATGGTAGGCGCGGTTATGTCCACCGGAAGAGGCATGGCATTCATCACACACTCTCAAGAAAATGAAAGCAAAACCAACAAACTCAAAGCCAAGCGAGAAACTACACTCCCTGGAGGCATCCACAAGTTCCTTCACACTCAAGCGGATATTATCTTTCATGGCTCATTTGGAGTTCGCCAGAAAGGGAACAAGTACCGTGACCGTATTTTGCAAACTGAAGGCGACGAAGAAACTCTTGCAGGCAATCGGACTCGTGAACTCAACATTCCGCCAAGGTTCATCGTTGACCCTGACCAACCTTGGAATCAGTGGTGTCGCTTCTTTGAAGACCCCACCGCAGGTGACGAGGCAACTAAACAACTTGCAGCAGCGAGCGCCAAGCGCGAGCGCGAAACAAATGTCGAGGAAGAAGAGGTAGTGAAAAAGAAATAGACACACAGAAAGACAGACACAATGGCAATCAAACGCCCCACAACCAAAGCAGCACCTGAACCTGAACTCACGGATGAGCAGCCCCAACGGAAAGCCTCAAAGCCGAAGGGTGACAGCTTCTCTGCGCTGTTCGACAAGACCAAACCCGGTGGTGGGTTTATGGCAGTCGGCAATCATCGCGTCATCATCGTTGGCTTCGAGATCGAAGGTAGCGAAGAGGAAGGCAAGATGTCGGCCAAAGTCACCTACGAAGGTGCTGCCAATGAGGAGGAAGGTGTCGCTGGCAAGTCCCTGAGCCAGTGGTATCAGTTGATGAAAAATGGCGATGTCGGTGCTGGCATCGGCTTCCTCAAGCGCGACCTTGACATCCTCGGTTATACGGATGTCAGCTTTGCCGATCTCGAAGGAGTCTTCGATGAGATCGTCAACGAAAAGAAAGAGGTCATCATCAACGTCAAGCAGAATGGCCAATACACCAACGCCTATCTGCAAGGTGTGAGCGAAGGTTAGGACAAAGCAGTCGAGCTAAGACTATAACCAGCCGGCTGGCCCCCGTTATAGGGCCATCCTTTCCCCTTCTGTGAATGCACCAATTAAAAGATCACGTAATAGCAACAGTCTCGGCGGAAACCTACTACCACAAACGCTTTCCACAGTGGAATCCGCACTCACGACCGAACCTCAACTGTCTCTGGCATGAAGATTCCAAACCCAGTCTTTCAGTCGCCTTGCAAAACGGCGGTGCCCGATGCCATGCTTGCGACAA